CAAATCCATGCCCTTATTTCTGCTCAGGGTGTTAATGAAATTATCAGTAAGATTGGTGCCGATGCTGTGGCATTGCCTGAGAATTTCCGCATTCATGATCTGGAAAAATTTAATTTAAATCGCTTCCGTTTCCGTGGTGCGCTTTCCACTGCCAGCATCGATGACTTTACCCGTTATTCTAAAGATCTTGCAGATGAAGGCACCCGCTGCTTTATCGATGCCGATAATATGCGAGCCGTCAGTGTGCTTAACCTGGGTACTATTGATGAACCAGGTCACGCAGATAACACCGCCACCCTCAAACTGAAAAAGACAGCACCGTTTTCTGCTCTGTTGTCTGTTAATGGCGAGCGTAACTCCCAGAAGTCACTGGCAGAATGGATTGAAGACTGGGCCGACTACCTTGTGGGCTTTGATGCTAATGGTGACACCATTCAGGCAACCAAAGCGGCTGCGGCAGTCCGTAAAATCACAATTGAAGCAAACCAGACCGCTGATTTTGAAGACAATGACTTCAGCGGCAAACGCTCCCTGATGGAGTCTGTCGAAGCGAAAACCAAAGACATTATGCCAGTAGCATTTGAGTTTAAATGCGTTCCGTTTGAAGGCCTGAAAGAACGTCCGTTTAAATTACGCCTCAGCATTATCACTGGTGATCGCCCTGTACTGGTTCTGCGCATTATTCAGCTGGAAGCAGTGCAGGAAGAAATGGCTAACGAATTTCGTGATCTGCTTGTTGAAAAATTCAAAGACAGCAAAGTAGAAACCTTTATTGGTACTTTCACCGCCTGATTTCATTACTGCAAATGCCCCTGCGGGGGCATTTATGGAAACGTAATTAACTCAATAATCGCCTGATGGCGAGGGTTTTCTTTAACCAAAATTCAGCGCGGTGCAGCGCATATAAAGTGGAGAACAAAATGTCATTTATTAAAACTTTTTCCGGGAAGCATTTTTATTATGACAGGATAAATAAAGACGACATCGTGATTAACGATATCGCAGTTTCCCTTTCAAATATCTGTCGCTTTGCCGGTCATCTTTCACACTTCTACAGCGTCGCCCAACATGCGGTGCTTTGCAGCAAACTGGTTCCGGAGGAGTTTGCTTTTGAAGCGTTAATGCATGATGCAACAGAAGCGTATTGTCAGGACATCCCCGCGCCACTGAAACGCCTTCTTCCTGACTATAAACAGATGGAAGAAAAAATAGACGCCGTAATCCGTGAGAAATACGGGTTACCTCCTGTTATGAGCACGCCAGTGAAATATGCCGATCTCATTATGCTGGCAACCGAACGCCGCGATCTCGGGCTTGATGATGGCTCTTTCTGGCCTGTACTGGAAGGTATCCCGGCAACAGAGATGTTCAAAGTTATTCCACTGTCGCCAGGCCATGCCTATGGGATGTTTATGGAACGTTTTAACGAGTTATCGGAGTTACGCAAATGCGCATGAATGTTTTCGAAATGGAAGGGTTTCTTCGCGGGAAATGTGTACCGCGAGATCTGAAAGTGAATGAAACAAATGCTGAGTATCTGGTGCGTAAATTCGATGAAGTACGTGCTGAGGCTCGCAACGAGGGTATTAACTATACCGCAAGCCGTCTTGCTGCTGCTTTCAATCACGGATTTATCAATAAGTCTTTGCGTGAAGTTTTCGACGTTACACGCATGATTCTGTCAGCGAAAGAAGAGTTGGCTAATGAACCGTACCCGATTGATGGCCTGTCCGGTGAATATGCGGAGAAATCCCTTGAAGAATGGGCGGAACAGATTCGCAAAGGAGCTGACAAGTGAAGAAGATGATTTTTGTCGCGGCATTGTTGGTGAATATCCAACAAGTGCATGCTTCAGCAGCTATTGTAGCCTCTACCGCCGCGACTACGGCTGCTGTAGCTGCTGCGAACTCTGCGAATATCGCAAACCAACAGGCACAGCGTGCTGCTAATGCATCAGCCAGCGTTCACCCAATCACCATTAAGAGCAGTAAGCAAAATCTGGGATTCATAACGTGCGGCACGCGTTCTAATGAAGCTGTAGGCTCTCTGGGATGTACGGTATATGGCGATAGTGAGCGCAGAGAAATTCCATGGAAAACGTGGCCCGGATACGTTCTCGGATCGAAGCTCCCTGCCAGCTACGAAGTAAATGCCGTATCGTTTGATCACTATAACGGCGTGGCAACTGTCTATTTTACATACTGAGGCTCCGCATGAAATTCTCCAAATTTTCTGAGTTGGTGAATCGTATTTTGTCCAACAACCACAGCCATCGTCGCGATATGGATGTAACGATCGTTGTTCATTCGCCTGGCAGCATTGGTTCAACACCTTCAGTTGAGGTTCAGTCAATTCATGCTGGTTTTGATTGGGATTCCGGGAAAGTGCTTATTTTCCCAGCACAGCCACTGACCACGCTAACACCAGAGCAGGTTGCTGATATCACTGATAGTGTGCGCAAAGGTCAGTCTTGGCACGCATATCAGGAATATAAAAAGCATAAAGAGCAGTTGGAAAAATTGTCGATTGAACTGGATGCTGCAAAACAGCGCGTAGCAGAACTGGAGGCCAGTCGCGTGACGCTGGCGGAGGAGAACTCGTGGCTGAAGATGCTCATAGAAGATCATGCTGGTTGTACTGCTGTCTGCCCAAATTGCTCTCATGAAGAACCCAGTGAAACAGACGACATTGTTTGGTCTTATCGTTCACGGGAAACGCCAGCCACCGACGCTTTCCTGGCTGAAGTGCGGGCGCAGGCGTTTAATGACCTTTGCTCGGTGTTCGTTAAGGACGCGACGGTTGTCGGGCTGGACGATGGCGACATCGTTACGGTGAAAGAAGCGACGGACGCCCTGCTGCATTGTGCGGAACAGCTTCGCAAAGGAGGCAACCAGTGAGCAAGATTGACTTTCAGGCACTGCGTGAAAAGGCAGAGAAAGCAACTAAAGGAAGCTACATCGTAGGGCATACATCTGTTAACCAGCACGGCAATTTAACAGGAGTTTTTGTTTGTCAAAAATGGAAAGGAGAACCCGGTGGCGTAATTGCAGAATGTCACGTTAACTGCCTGGTTGAAACAGATGCTCAGGCTTATGCAAACGCTGAATTCATAGCAGAGGCCAATCCGGCTACCGTGCTGGCACTGCTGGATGAACGGGAAAGAAACCAGCAATACATCAAACGCCGCGACCAGGAGAACGAGGATATTGCTCTTACGGTTGGGAAGCTGAGAGTTGAGCTTGAGGAAGTAAAACAACACGCTGAAGAATTATCCGAAACCAAGGCTGTTCGTAACCAATGGCGGCCAGATATTTGCCCAATAACCGGACGTGCATTTTTCATGTGGATTGAGCATCCAACATTGGGGAATGTGCCGACATATGGTGGCCCATTAGATAGTTACACCATTCCAACAAAGGACGGTGACGGTGAGTTTTCATGTGAGCGTTACGATCATGATTTTGGCGGTTGGGTAGAAAGCGAATGTCTTGGGTTATATCTGATTGATGATAGAGAACAATGCAGGGTCTACGAACTGGAGGAACGCGTTAAGGAACTGGATGCTCGGGAAATATCGCTCCCGGAACGTAGCAGCATGCTTCATCGAACAGATTATCACGATGATTACCAAACGGTAATGGCATACAAAGTTTCTGAAGTCATCGCTGCAATCCGCGCCGCTGGCATTCGCATCAAAGGAGAGTGATATGAGCGCTATAACCAAAGAACGTATCAAATTATTCATTAAAAATCCGCTTGATAACGGACTTACTCGTGGCGAACAAATGGAACTGGCACGAATTGCACTGGCATCACTGGAACGCGAACAGATTCGCCACGAGCATGCCAAATGGTCTGACTCCACATTTGGCTGCGTTGGCCCCATTGGTCCGCTGAAACATCTCTCAAAAGAGGCACTGGAAGCCGCAGCCGAACCAGACGATCTTGGCGAGTGGGCTGATATGCAGTTTCTGTTGTGGGATGCACAGCGCCGTGCTGGCATCAGCGATGCTGAAATTACCGCTGCTATGGAAGATAAATTGAAGATCAACATGAAGCGCCAGTGGCCTGAACCAAAAGATGGTGAGCCTCGCTTGCACATTAAAGAACCCGGCAACTCTCCGGTAACTCCGGATGGTTGGATAAGCTGTAGTGATCGAATGCCTGAAAAGGGCCAGAACGTGCTTATTTCGGTGAATTTCGATAGCTCTCTGGTTGAACCGCTAATATGCTCCGCACGCTATACCGGAAGCACCTTTCGGCGCGGAGATGCAACGATTAAGCCGGGTAATGGTATTGAGCAAGCAACTCACTGGATGCCGCTACCGGAACCGCCGCAGGAGGTGAAGTGATGAACAACTTAATGATCGACCTTGAGACGATGGGGAAAAATAAGGATGCACCGATCGTTTCCATTGGCGCGGTGTTCTTCACTCCAGAAACCGGAGACATCGGACAAGAATTCTATGCGGTTGTCAGCCTAGACAGTGCTATGAAGCAAGGAGCTACACCTGACGGCGATACCATCCTGTGGTGGTTGAAACAAAGCCCTGAAGCGCGAGCTGCAATCTGTATTGATGATACTTTGTCGATCAGCGATGCTCTCTCAGAACTAAACCATTTCATTAACCGGCACGCAGACAATACGAAATATTTAAAAGTCTGGGGTAACGGGGCCACCTTCGACAACGTAATTTTACGTGGAGCTTACGAGCGAGCAGGACAAATCTGCCCGTGGGCGTACTGGAATGACCACGATGTACGCACGATCGTTACGCTTGGGCGTTCCATCGGATTCGACCCCAAAATGGACATGCCTTTCGATGGCGAACGGCACAACGCCCTGGCTGATGCCCGTCATCAGGCAAAATATGTTTCCGCTATCTGGCAGAAATTAATTCCTGCCACCAGCACAGAATTATGATTTTCCCGGGTGCAGCCGGTTTTGATGGAGAAAATTATGAACACCTTGTTTTTACTGATGGCTGAATTCAATACCCCAAACATTGAACTCTCAGCAGTTAGCCAAAAGTACTTTGGTATGAGTCCAGCCACGGCAGAAGCAAAAGCAAACGCTTGTAAGTTGCCCGTTCCAACATATCGCATCGGCACATCACAAAAAGCAAAACGTTGCATCAATATTCAGGATCTTGCGGAATACATAGACAAAAGGCGAGAAGAAGGACGTATCGAGTGGGAACAGGTCAGAACAGTCAAACAGAAGGGCAAAGAAAATCACTAAAGAAAAAACCCGCCTGAAGGCGGGTTTTCAAAAAGCACCAGCTATGATCATGCTGCTTTGAGACGACGAAGCTTACCCTGCTGCTCTTTACCAGAGACAGTAGCGTGAGTGAACGCATTAGGAGCAGCCTTCATCAGAACTTCAACAGCAGCACCCATACCTACGAATGCTTTCATTGTGTCGAACTTAACCTGTGGCTTGGTTGCTTTTTGATCTTCCATAGAAAACTCCAGAAGTTATACCGAAACAATTCCTGTTGTTTACTCATCATCAATAGATGATACGCAATATTTATTTTTAAATTTAAGGTTCTTTGGCGTAACTTCATCAGAGATATCAAAACCGTCCAGAATTCTATTGAATGTAGCTTCTGGCATATCATCATGAACAGAAATCTCACCCGATCGCTGCTTTCTAACCATGTTATCCACTCGCCAAATTATAGCTTCAGCGTAAACAACATAACTTGGATGCTTGATAAAGCGATGATCACCAGAATTCAAGACGCAAGACGGATCGTGGGGGACACCATCCTTGATACTAGAAATATTAACAACTAAAACACAATAACAATCGTTAACGGGGTAATAAACAGGATCATTACAAATCACATGAAGATGATTGCATGGTCCAGTTGGGGCAAGCACAGTTCCTTTCCTGTATGGCTGATAATCCGTCATGATAATTGCAAAGAAAATTCCTTAAGTTTCTGAGATTCTTCCATTTTGCCAATTATGCGATTAGCCTCATCCTCGCTTTTACCCTCACTGATCAGCATTTCTTTCAGGTCTATAGGCTTACGAGAATTGCCAGGATCGTGCCACTCTGGACAAACGCTTTCTAAATGCGTCATATTTGCGAGATCAAATCGGTTCATATGCCCATACCGAGAATAGATTTCATCTAAAATCCGGATATCTGCACGACTCAATTCATCAAAGACCTCGTCTGCATCCATTTCCCTCGGATCTGAACGCAACGATACATTATGCCCGTTCGTCTCTATCAAGTTGTACCAGTAGTCACCAATGCCTTCAGCCTTACCGCGAATCAAGTTCAGCGTATTCGACATGACTGGTCCAAATTTCATAGAGTAAAGGCTATCTTCGCCGATCATCCTGCCATGCTTCAAAATCGACTGGCGGTTAGACAGATAGAGCAGCTTCATCAATTTCAGATATGCCATGCGCCCACCTCTCTTAAGAAGTAGGTATGCAGCCATTTGAGCTACTTTTTCTTCGCAAAACAT